CGATTGTCGGCGGTGTTGCTAACCCGCTGATGCGCACAATCGGTGCTGCCGTTTCTCCGACAGTCGGCGCGGCACAGCAGAAGCTCCTTGATGCCGGCGTGCCGCTCACGCCAGGCCAGATTCTCGGCGGCGCTGCTGCTCGCACAGAAGCGAAGCTGACAAGTGTCCCTTTCGTCGGTGACATGATCAAAAACGGTCAGCAGCGCGCCGTGCAGGGCTTCAACAAAGCGACCTACAACGAGGTATTGAAGCCGCTTGGGCAGACGTATGAGGGGCCGATCGGCAATGAAGGCGTCGCTGCGGTTCAAAAGACGATCAGCAACGCATACGACGATGCGCTTTCGAAGCTGACGTTCAAGGCTGATCCGCAGTTTCAGTCTGACCTCGGCAATCTCGCTGGGATGGCGCAAAACCTGCCGCCTGCACAGCAAGGCCAGTTTATGAATGTGGTGAAGAACCAGATTCTCGGCAAGTTGTCGCCACAGGGCGAAATGGACGGCGCTACGCTCAAGGGTGTTCAAAGCGAGCTTGGCCGTATCTCGCGTGGTCTGACAGGCGATCCGTCTTTCGATAACCAGCAGCTCGGGCAGGCGATCGGCGAGGTAAAGAATCTTGTCGAGCAGTCATTGCCGCGCAATAACGCGTCTGACGCTGTACAAGACCTCGCGAAAGCCAATGCGGCCTATGCCAACTTCGTGCGCCTGCGCGCAGCGGCCGGATCGCAAGGCGCTATGAATAACGAAGGTGTTTTCACCGCAGCGCAACTGAATAATGCAGTTCGCGGTGCAGACAAGTCAGCCGGGAAGGGTGCGACGGCGACCGGTAATGCGCTGATGCAGGATTTCTCCAGCGCCGGCCAGTCTGTGCTTGGTTCGAAATATCCTGATTCCGGTACGCCTGGGCGCGCTCTGCTTGCGCTGATGGGGCCTGCCGCACTTGGTCAGGCTTTTGTTCCCGGCTATACGGCTCCGCTGGCTGCTGCAATGGGTGTGGGCGCGCTTCCTTATACCGCAATGGGTCAGAAGGCCGCGCAAGCCTTACTTACTGCGCGGCCTGGGTTCGCGGTCCCAGTAGGGAATGCGCTTTCCCGCTATGGGGTCCCACTCGCCGCGCCTGCGGGCAATGCGCTCATCAATGCGATCACACGCCCTCAATAGACGGCGATATATCGGCGGGATCACTACCACAAGCATGCAGAAAATCACAGTCCGAATGACCGCAGTCCAGAACTGATCACCATTCATTGAAGTCTCCGAAGCCCTCCCTGTGAGGGCTTTTTCATTATAGGCCACCCGCAGAGGTGGCTTTTTGTTTTGAGGCCCACATGCAGCTAATTCCAAATGCGAAGCAGCAGTTCATAGACCAGAACGGGCTTCCCCTCGCCAGCGGCACAGTCGGCTTTTATTTCCCTGGCACACTGAACCCCAAGCCGACGTATCAGGATGCGGCCGGTACGATCGCGAACACCAATCCGATCACGCTCGATAGCCGAGGTCAGGCGCTGATCTGGGGTTCTGGCGTGTACCGGCAGATCGTCAAGGACGCGTCAGGCGTCACGATCTGGGATCAGGTGACTGAGGATGCCAACGCAAATCTGATCGGCAATATCTCTGACAACGTTTTCGTATCTGGAGTGGATTTCACGCCCGGCACGACTACCGTTCTGACGCTATCAGCGAACCCCGGATCGATCACGAATACGTGGATCTTCTTCGACGGCTTTTATCAGGCCGATGATCAGATTGCGTCTTTGAGTTCCGCCACTCTCACCTTCAAGAGCCCGATACCTGTTGGCGTTCAGGAGGTGACTGTCAAGTTCGGTACGACGATTGCCATTGGCATTCCTGGTGACGGCACGGTCGGGCCGCAGCAACTTTCATGGGTGCAGTCTGGGCCAACTGTGGCGCGACCGGCGCCCCTCTTCGTCGGCCAGAACTATTTCGACACCACACTTGGTTATGAGGTTGCAGCAGCAGCGCTGTCTCCAGCCAAATGGGTCAACGCCGCGGGAGTCTCTCCGACCGGCGCAGGGCCGTTTCCTGTTCAAAGCATGGACGTGTATGGCGCGCTGCGCACGGCGCTCCCTGAGCAGTCGATTGGATGCTGCGCGAATATCCTATCCTATGGCGGGGATGCGAGTGGCCTCAATGACAACACTGCGGCATTCAATGCAGCAGTAGCGGCGTGCTCTGTTTTCTCGCAGTTCACCGGATCAATCAGCGGCACGACGCTCACCGTAACTCAGGTCAATGCACCGGGGGCGATCACTGTTGGGCAGACGATCACGGGAACCGGAATCGCCGCGAATACGACCATCACGGCGCTGATCAGCGGGACTGGTGGCACTGGGACCTATGTTGTCAGCGCATCGCAAACGGTAACCAGCACGAATATCACTGGCTCGTATTCGAACCGGGTATGTGTCTATTTCCCGCCCGGCAACTACCTGTTCAACAACACGCTGTTCTATTCGTTCCCGAACACATCGATCGCGTCCATATCAATTCTCGGGGCCGGCGCAGATCTGACGACGCTGAAGTTCTCGAAGCCGGGCGCTAACGGTATCACCATTCAGTGCAACGGCGCATTCACATCGTTTCATATCCGCGATTTGACGGTCGCATCGCTGAATGCGCCAGGAAATACCGGTCTCTTCGTTGGGCAGTTGCAGAACACGGTGAGCAACCCCGCGAACTCCGCTTTGTCTGATATCACGAACGTGGTTTTCCGCGGCGCTGATGGATACGTACAGACGTTCGGCTGGGGATTCTGCATCAACGTGCAGAGTGTCTCAAATGTCAATTACACGAACGTCATGGGTATTGGACCATCGTTCACCAGCACTGGAATCCAGATCACAGGTTCGGCAAATGCTCTCGCATGTGTTCACAACTTCCAGGGCTGTACGTTCAACTACCTGGGCATCGGCATCTACTACACCGCCTACGTTCAAGGTGTAACGGTCAATCAGTGCAACTTCACTGGTGACAACAACGGAATCGTGGTTCCGGGAGGCCAACCAGGTCTCGACCAGTTGAACGTCACGAACTGCCAGTTCAACACGTACCAGAACGGCATTCTCTGTCAGTCGAATGTCGGCGCCATCATGATCGTCGGCAACTTCTTCCTTGTGCAGAACAACAGCGCCGGCATCACGCTTCAGAACTACAGCCTCTTCAGCATCATGGCAAATACGTTCAATCCTGCGCTTGGGTCTCCGACCGGGACTATCGGGATATCTGTCGATACGTGGGTCTCGTCTGCTGGCGTGATTACCGGCAACGGCATCCAGCAAATGACGGTGGCAGGCATCACCTTGGGCGGCGCATCCAAGTCGGTAAATGTGCAATCGAATTGCTACTTCTCCAACGGCACGAATGTCGTGAATAGCGGGACCGGAAACACGGTCGGCGGCGGCTCCCAATAACAAACAGGCTACGGGGAATCAGATGGAACACTACAAGGAAGCCGCCATCGCCGCGGCTAAAGCATCGCCTGCGTGGTTCGGGGTCTACATCACGCACGCTGCCGAAAACCTGACTATATCGGGCCTCGCGGCGTTTGCCGCGACGGTCTACAGCATCGTCCAGACCTACATCTCGATCCAGAGATACCGGAGGGGAAAGTGAGCCCCGAGACGCTTGCCGCGGCGCTCGGCATTCCGGTTCCGCGCACGCAGGCATGGGCCGATCCCATTAGCGCCGCAATGGCTTTATGGGCCATCGATAGTGACGCGCGTCAGGCGGCGTTCATCGCACAGATCGGTCATGAAAGCGGGCGCCTTGTTTATGTGCGCGAACTGTGGGGTCCGACGCCTGCGCAGGCAGGATACGAAGGCCGCAAAGACTTAGGGAATACAGAGCCGGGCGACGGAAAGTGTTTCATGGGGCGAGGTCTGATTCAGATCACCGGACGCGCTAATTACCAGAAGGCGAGCGAAGCTCTTGGCATTGACTTTGTATCGTCGCCCGAGCTTCTCGAACAGCCGTCGAACGCCGCGCTGTCGGCCGCATGGTTCTGGAATACGCATGGCCTGAACGAACTGGCAGACGCCGGGGACTTTGCAACGATCACCCGCCGGATCAATGGCGGCATGAACGGCTACGCAGACCGGCTTGCGCTGCTCGCGCTTGCCAAGGATGCACTCAGCGAAAGGAGTGAAATATGAGCGCATGGGATTCCGCGCTGAATGTCGTCAAGACATTAGCACCCACGATCGCGACTGCTTTGGGAGGGCCGCTCGCCGGCGGCGCAGTGATGGCACTGGAAAGCGTGTTCGGCATCACGCCAAAGCCTGATGCATCGACTGACGACCGGCAGGCAACTATCGCTGCCGCGATCAGCGGCGCCACTCCTGAGCAACTCGCAGCCATGAGAAAGGCTGATCAGGACTACGCGCTCGCGATGGCGCAAGCCGGCTTCAAGAACACTGAGACGCTGGCAGGCCTCGCCGTCCAGGACCGGGCCAGCGCGCGCGCCATGCAGATCAGCACGAAGAGCGTGACCGCGCCGTTCCTGGCAATTTTCGTCACGCTCGGATTCTTCGGCTGCCTCGGTCTGATGATGTTCTATCCGATCCAGAAGGAGGCTCATGACGCGCTGATGCTGATGTTGGGCGCGCTCGGCGCATCGTGGTCGGCGGTTGTCGCTTACTACTTTGGCAGCAGCCAATCTAGCGACAGAAAAACTGAGCTGCTTGCTCAATCAACACCAGGAGCGCCGCAATGAACCTCATTCTTCGCTATCTCATGAACTGGCTGATCCTGCTCGATCAGGCTCTGAACACGTTGGCTGCCGGCAGTCCCAACGAAACGATAAGCGAACGCGCTGCAAAGGCTCGCAGTGCTGGCCGCAAGTGGGGCTGCATTCTTTGTGCAGCGCTTAACTGGGTCAATCGTGGTCACTGCGACAAGGCTCTTACATCAACCATCGGCGACGACGCCGTGATTCCTGACGGGAAATAACCATGAAGCGACTTTTAACCCTCATTGCTCTGACGTGTGCGGCGGCTACCTCTTTCGGGGCAACGCTCAATCCCGTTCAGCTTCTCAATCCGGCCGGTTCGACAGCCGGTCAGGCGATCGTTTCTACAGGTTCATCCAGCGCGCCGTCATGGGGTAACGTAACGGCTACAGCCCTTGCCGCGCAGGCGGCAAATACGGTGGTTGCTAATGTCACCGCATCCAGCGCGTCGCCTACCGCTGTTGCGATGCCAACATGCAACACCAGTACGAGCGCGCTCCAGTACACGCCAGTAGCAGGGTGGACGTGCTACACAAACTCTGCGTCGCTGACGGGTGCCACCTTTACAGGCCCTGTCACTGCAACAACCTTGACAAGCACCGGCAGCATACTGGGCGGGGGCGCCGGTTACACGATCGGGACGGTAACAGGAACGTCAAACG